AAAACCCAAAATGAAGCGTCCTGCTGGAATGAGAGAATGAAATAAAGGAGGGTCTAACCAACCCTCTTTTTTTATAAATAACTAAAAAGTAAGAAAGAAACATGAAGTCCTTTAGTCAGTTTTTGCAGGAATCATATTTAAGTGAAGAAGAAGCAAGACAGGGAAAATTATTTACCAGTAAAGATAAACCTCAAGATTTTAGAAATCCTAAAAAGATTCCATTTACTGGAACTGATCCTACACCAACTCCAGCATCTAAAAGATTGCCTGCAGGATCTTCAGAAGTACCCAAAACTTCTCCAGGACAGTTAGAAATTCCAGAACCAAAAACAACAAAAGTTTCTGGACAAAGAGTTAGAAGCGCAGGAGAAGTTCGTCAACCATCTTTACTTACAAAGTCTGGTGGAGCGCAAGATTTTACAAAGGCAGGTAAAGGGAGAGTTCCTTTTACATCATCTGAACCCGTAAAAGCAACAAAGCGTCTTCCTGAAACACCTACAACAGCACCTAAAACTTCTCCTGGACAAATGGAGATTGATTTTAATGCACGTCCTAATAAAGGCGAAGCATTAGTAAAAAGAACATCAACTGGGATGTCTACAAAACCTATTCAACAAATTAAAACTGATTTAAATGTGCCTACCCCCAAAGGATTAGGAGGATTGAAAAAGCAATTAGCACTTCCTGCAGCAGGTCAAACAAGTGGTTCAAAATCACCAGCACTTTCTGGCGGCGGAAAATCACCTTCTGGACCAAAAATTAAAGTACCTGCAGGTGCCGGAAGAGCACTTAAAGTTGCTGGTAAATTAGTTGGTCCAGCATCCGCTGCTCTTGATGTTGCTGATGAAAGATCAAAAGGATCTGGTTGGGCAAGATCATTGGCAAAGGGTGCTGCAGTCGCTGCTGGTGGTGCTTTAGGTGGTGCTGCTGGATCAGTTGCTGGACCAGTTGGAACTATTGGTGGAGCAACAGCAGGATCTATGGCAGCATCTAAGGCATTTGATGTTGCTGCTGGTGCTAATGCAAAAGAAAGAAAAGCAATGGCAACTGCAAATCGTCAGCGTCAAGCAGGAACCTCAGTCAAAGGTATTGGTGGTTCGACTACCTTTGATACCAAAAAGAATACAATGACTACCGGAGTGGGATCACAAAGAAAAACAGTTGGTCTTGCCAAAACTGGAGTTGTTCAGCGTGGTGGACAATCAGTTGCCGGAAATCTTGCATATAAAGGTGGTCAGGCGGTGTATAAGGCAGGACCAAGTGCTCAGTCACTCGCTAAGACTTCTTCTAATCCATTAGAAAGAATTGGAAGATCACTTTTTGCCGGTGCTTATAAGAAATCTGATGCTGCTAATGCTGCTAAGAAACTTGCTACAGCAAGAGCATCTGATGTTGCTCGCAATAAAGCACTTGGCGTTAAAATGAAACCAGGTAGGTGATTTTTATAAATACCTTTAAAGGTAATTAAAACTATAACCATGTCTAATATTTCGCCAGATTTTATTCATAATGTTGGATATTTGTATGAAGAAATCAATGTTCAACAGCAAGATTTCTTAAATGAAGATTCGGAGTATTATGATTCTGAAGCAGCAGAATTAGTAGAGGATATTCTATCTTCCATTTCTTTATCAATGATCCATGAAGGTTATAGTGCAAGTGCTGTAATTGGATTTTTATCAGATTCAACTGAAGAAGATATTCTAGAAAAGTATTTGTCATTTGATGATAATATTCTTTCCGAAAGTAGTGTTGATGAGGATTATATTCAAGAACAATTAGAATTATTAGAAAATAGATTAAGAGCAGCTGCTAGTTTGGGCAAAGCTGCTTTTAAAACTTTGTTTGGGAAAGGTCCGGGATATGCCGCTACAAAATTGCAAGGTCCAAGAGCACCTGGACTTGTCGATAAAGCAAAAGTTGTCACTTCTAAAGCAATACAAAAGGTAAAAGATATTGCAACAAAGGCAAAACCAGTGCTTCAAAAAGTTGGTAAAGGTGCTGGTATCTTTGGATTAGGTGCTGCTGGTGGATTTGTTGGTGCTAAAATGGCAGGCGCTGGTTCAAAAACAGCAGAAGCACCAAAACCACCAACTGCAAAAAGTGCGCCAACTCCAAAACCTGCACAACCAGCAGCACAATCAGTAAAACCTTCTGCTCCTTCAAGTTCTGCTGGTACAAGATCATCAAGTAATGTTTCTGGTGCAGGAACTAGAAAATCTTCTGGTAGTTCTACATCAGCAAAACCAGCAGGACAAACTGGGGATAAAGCAAAGGACATGGAAACATGGGCAAAAGCAAATCCAACACTTGCAGCAAAAGTTAAACCTGGTCAATCTGGTTATGATGTTATTTCCAGAATGAGAGAAAAACCAAGTTCATACGAAAAACAAGATCAAACTCCAACTCAAGGATCTTCAACTGCACAAATTAATACTAACTCCATAGAAGCAGATATTAAAGCAGAGCAAGAAAGAACAAAGAAAAGAATGGAACAACAAAAATCTTCTACCACAACTACTAAAGAATCTTATGAACCTTATGATATTGTTTTAGATTACTTGATTGATTGTGGTCATGCAGATAGTCTCGAAGAAGCACATTATATCATGTTGGAAATGGATGAATCTGCTGTTGGTGTAATTATGGAAGAGTATGAAAATTATATTCTTGCTGAAGAAGTTTCGGAATGGGTAGATGGTCTTTTAGAAGAAGGATATGATCTCTCTGAGTACACATGGGATGATATTATTGAGTATTATGTAAGTGAATCAAGAAAGCATTGATCGTATTATAACATAATTCTCAGGGGGTTGACAAGACCCCCTTTTTACTGCTAGACTAGGTTTGTCTCCGTTGAAGATGAGGCCTTAGCTAATACTTAGAAGACTTAAGAACCACGCCATAAATCCTTTCAGATTCACTCATATAGAAAGTACCACCAATATTCGTGTTGTAATACTCTTCACTCATTAATACATTACGATTAAATTGTTCATAAGTTTCATAATAACTCATAGATTTCTTATGAGGACATAGGTAAAGTATTTCCCGAAGGAATTTATCTTTACCTAAGACCTTTATATCTTCATGCAATTCATCACAGGAACCAAAGTAATTTCTCCAATCAGATTCTTCAGTCTTTCTTCTTCCTGTTTTTCTATTCTTTTGCCTTGTCCAAAAGTGTTTTTTACCAATATATTTTTTATTATTTGTTAGATTGGTAATAATGTAAACAAAACCTTCCATGCCTTTGGGAACTTCGTCAAATTCTTCACCGTCGTATTGCCACTTCATACTAGTCTTTATCGGTATTTAGGGTTGACTTCTAACGGGGACATGGTAGACTTGAATTTGAGTTCATTAGATTCTAAATAGTATGGTTACTCTTGAAGACACTCTTCGTCAATCTCATGATTGGGCAATTGAACGAATTCATTATTTGAGTGAGATGGATATTGATAATGCACATGCGATTCAATCGGAATTTAGTGAGTGGTTGAATCCAAATATTCCAGAACATGATGTATTTTCATTACAGTACATAGGAGATTAAAATGCGAATAGATCTTCATAACTTTTTTCAACATTTCGATCCTAATAATCCAAAACACGTTGCTGCAGTAGAGCAATTTGAAGTGGATCTTGCAGATAAGAATCCTGATTTGATTGATGATACTTCAAACTGGGTTCGTATTTTCAGAACAAAACCAGCAGTTCCTGGTGTTCTCGCAGTTCCTTATTATCCACAAACAGATAATTACAGAGATGCTCAAAGAACCTGTAATTCATCTTCTTGTGCGATGTGTCTGGAATACTTTAAACCAGGGACTCTTCAGGGAACAAAGGGTGATGACTCTTATATTCAGAAAGTATTTGCAATTGGTGACACAACTGATCATACAGTTCAGACAAAAGTTCTGGAAGGTTATGGAGTTAAGTCACACTTTAGTTATAATCTTTCTTTTGCTGATCTTGATCGTGAGCTTGCTGCTGGGAGACCTGTTGTTATCGGGATCTATCACAGGGGTACTCTATCTGCTCCTTCTGGTGGGCACATGGTTGTAGTGATTGGTAAGAAGGGTGAGGATTATGTGGTAAATGATCCTTATGGTTCTCTGAATGATGGATATACTGGGACCGTAACAAATGGCAAAGGTGCTGTTTACAAAAAGTCTGATCTGATGTACCGTTGGTTGGAGAAAGGAAAGGATAGGACTGGATGGGGAAGAATCTTTGATGTAAAAAAGTAGAAAGTTCTATTCTGAAAGAAGGAATAGAACTCATTAAAGAATTTGAAAAATGTAAATTAGTAGCATATCCAGATCCTTATACTAAAGGAAAACCTTATACTATAGGATGGGGAAGCACTCGTAAGAAGGATGGAAGTCCTTTTAAGTTAGGAGAAAAGATTACTCAGAAAGAAGCAGATGAATTGTTTGATTGGCAGATACAAAATGAATTTCTTTCAGCACTGAAACAAATACCTTATTGGAGTGAGATGAATGATTATCAGCGCGGTGCTTTATTGTCTTTTGCTTATAACCTTGGTGCTAATTTTTATGGTAGTCGAGAATATGGAACCATAACCAGAGTCCTTAAGAATAAAGAATGGGGTAAAGTTCCTGCTGCTCTTGAACTTTACAGAAATCCTGGAAGCGATGTAGAAGCAGGATTATTGAGAAGAAGAATTGCTGAAGGAAAACTTTGGAGAAAATTATAAGACGTAAGGATATGCAATACCCTCATTCAGCATCCTTTCATTGATTGTGACTGGATCACCAATAAGATAAAGAGTTCCAAGTATTCTTCCATACTTATCATCCTTTGTTGTTTCAATAATCCACTCTCCTTCGCGGGAGAGTTCTTTTTTTAACCATTCTTTTGCTTCTAAACCTTTTGTCTTTTCTTCTGCATTTAAGGTTCTAGTTTCAGCAGCATTAATATCCTTAAGGCGAACTCTGTGAGTTAGAGTTATACCAAAACCTAAATCAATATCAAGATCAATTGTGTCGCCATCAATGATTCTTTTGACCTTCTTTACTTTGTATTGATACATCTTTTATTTTATCGTAATATATTCCGATTATATAGTAGAGAAATGCGGAAGTTACGAATAGACCTATAGTTAAAAAAACCATGATCGCCCAAATTATTTCTATCATTTTTTTTCTTGATTATGAATCCA